GGGTTTCCTCTTCAATATATTGTTGGAGAAGAGTAATATAAACCTCCCTTTCCCAAGGAATCATATTTTCCAACTCTGTTAATGAATATTTATGGTGCTGAATCAAGGCAAAGTTTGTCTTATAGTATGATGCAAGGTCTTCGTGCATCATTCCTAGGCGAAAAAACTTGTCAGACCCTCCAGCACTACTTCACTTTCAACTTCAGTATTTGGGTTTGTAACTTTAATAGTATGAGAAAGTTTAGGCATTGTTTCAAAAAACTTTTCAATGTCTTTAAACTGTTGAGAAGTTAGTTGCTCAAGAAATTCCTTAAGTTCTTTCTTTGTTACATCAGAAGAAGACCAAGACTCTTCTTCGCTATAAATCTGCTCAATACAAGAAGTAATCATATCAAATGTCTCATCAACAGAAATTTCAGATCCAGCAATAAAATTACTCTTGACAAACTCCTGCATCGATGGATATCTCATTCTTAAAGTTAGATTATCATCAAGTTTGATATCTCTCGAATGATCTTCTCTAAACTCAACTTGAATATCATCTAGATTGATACTTACAGGAACTTGTGTATTTCCATCATCGGGGCAAGTGATTAATACATCAACAGTTTCGCCAACAGATTTTCCACGAATGTTGAGAAACAAATATTCAATATCAAAAGTTGCAAGTTGCTCAATTTTAATTCCACGAGTGACGATACAATTGCCAATTACTGTTTTGACTGCTTCAGCAATTTGCTTCGGATCCTCACTCTCCATTGCGATGATTAAAACTTTTTCTTCTTTCACAAGAAAAGGTCTATACTTAACACTTTTTTTCAAAGAAGGAATCTCCAACTCATAGGTTGGTGTAGAGATCTTGGGTAAAGGCATAATGACCTATAAAAACGTCAGTAAAGTTATTTAGAAGAGAGTTTCAGGGTTTGCCTGCGTGGATAATGGGTTTGAAGATAAAGAATCTGACGCTTGTTGTAGTGTTTGATTGAATGTATAAGTTTCTTGCGATGCTCTGAAAACATCTTCTGCAGACTGTGGGGCGGATGGTATATTTTGACGTTGTAATGGGTTTAAGTTATTACTATCTCTCGCAACAAATTGATCGAAGGTACTTGTTCTTCCTGCAATGTATCTATCATATTGGAAAGAAACAGAAACCTTTAAAGTATCTGATGCCACATATGAAACTGGAATAGAACTCATATTTAAAGGAAATAACCCTCTGAAATTATATTCAATTTCTCTACGATAATCTCTATCAAACTTAAGTATTCTGACCTGATTTGCTTTATAATATTGAGGATACTGCATTCTTACAAAATAATTATTAACATTTTGATTGATGGGAGCATTTTCCCCAGCGAGACCTTGATTGTTGTAAGACCCACTTGCAATAAACTCCATCCAACATTCTAAAAAGTTAAGTATCTGATAGTCATTATCTACATAAAAATCAAGAGTAATTTCAGAGTAGATTCTTGAGTGAGCAAACTTCTCCTGCACACCCATATAATTACCATCAACCGTAAAAGACCCCAAAGTAGTTGTAGGAAGAACGGCAGAATAGCAGAGAAGACCAGCACCTTCAGCAATGAATCTTGGATTAATACCTTTTCTGGAAAGATACCCCATTAATTGAGGAGGAAGAGTGCCAAACTGAACTTCATAATGAGAAGTTTGTGCAAGATTAGTTAGTAGTGGTTTAATGTCTGCGATTCTGCGGGGAAATGCCACTCTAAATACCTTATACGAGTCTTATATTATTAAGTATTTAGATGTCATATAAGGGTAAATATAAACCATCTTTTCCGGAAAAATATAACGGAGACCCAACAAATATCATTTATCGGTCTCTATGGGAGCGAAAGTTTTGTGTCTATTGTGATACGAATGAAAAAATAATTGAATGGTCGTCAGAAGAAAAAGCAATTCCTTATCGGTCACCAATCGACGGAAAGATACATCGATATTTTCCTGACTTCCTCATTAAAGTCAAAGAATCTGATGGCAGTATTAAAAAATATATGATTGAGATTAAACCCTCAAAACAAACAGTACCTCCTCCAAAACCAAAAAGACAGACAAAGCAATACATTGCAGAAGTTTATGAATATGCCAAGAATCAATCAAAGTGGGAAGCAGCAAAAGAATGGTGTGCTGATAGAGGATATGAGTTTAAGGTAATCACCGAGCACGAATTGGGAATTAAGTAATGCCAAGAAAGACTTTACAACAAAGAAAAAGAAGTCGTATTGCTCCCCTTGTAAAAAATCTACTTGGAACAGAAAGTGCTGATGATATTATGATTGAATTGATGAGTATTCTACCAGAAACTGTAGGACCACCGAAGGCAGGTAAGTTTTATATTTTTGTTTATAATGCAAAGACTCCCGGAGTCAGATATGACCAAAATCCTTTAGTTGCAGTGACAGAAGTTTTTAATTGGGGATTTAGAGGAATTAATTATCACTGGGGAGAAGTGCGTCAATACACTTGGGACGAAGTTGCAGGTGCTGTTTATGAGGTCTATAGAGAGGAAATAGATGATTTAAGGCGCCTTCCTTTCAGCAATATTCTAACTAAATAGTTCAAAAAATAAATGTCCAAACCAACGGTATTCAGATATCCACTGGGTCTCATAGACCAGAATACTGACTATGTGAAGATAGACTCATATAAGTATGAACCTCCAGGAGTTGGGCAATTAAGTCCTAATAATTTTACAATTCCAACTTCAGATAGGAATTATCAATCTTTGAGTGGAAAAACAGTAAGGGGCACTCTTTTACTTCCTATGCCCCAATCTCTACCCACAAACTCACAGTCAGCACAATGGGGTTCTGGTGGATTAAGTGGCATAACAGCTGCTGGAATAGGTGTAGCGCAGGAAACAATAAAAGCAGGAAATCCAATCAAAAGTTTTGGAGAAGGAATATCTGCATTCATTAATAAAGCTACGTCTTCATCACAAACTGGATTAGGGCAGAAGACAATTCAAAACTTTTTTGCAGCAAAAGCATACCAACAATTACTTGGTCAAGACCAGAATTTATTTGGAGAAATTTTAGGTAGAGAGACTGGTGCAGTATTTAATGAAAATATTGAATTATTATTCAGGGGTGTAAATTTAAGAGAAGGTTTCTCTTTGGTATTTGATTTAGCACCAAGAGATGCTAATGAAGCAAGAGTAATAAGAGAAATGGTATATTTCCTAAAAGCGGAAATGTCACCAAGAAAAGGAACTGCTTCAGGGGCAGCAGGCGGTTTATTTTTAACCGCACCAAGCGTTTTTAAAGTTCAATATATGAGTGGCGGAAAACCTCACCCCTATCTAAATAGATTTAAAATCTGCGCTCTTCAAGGTTTAAGTTTAAACTTTACTGGTTCTGGTACATATGCTACTTATTCTGATGGTACTCCAGTAAATATGAATCTTACACTTGGTTTCCAAGAATTGACGCCGATTTACTTCGAAGATTATGGAAGTGTAGAAGGACAAACAGGAGTTGGATACTAATGACATATTTCAGAGAACTTCCAAATTTAGAATATCAATCCTTTTTACCAGGAACTAAATCTTCTCATCAATATGTCACGGTAAAGAATCTATTCCGTAGAGTTAAACTTCGTGATGATTTACAAAATGTATTCACCATCTTCGATAAGTATCAGATTCCTGATGGTTCTAGACCAGAGTTAGTGGCACAAGAAATTTATGGAAGCGTTCAATATGATTGGGTGGTAATTGTATCCGCAGGAATTACAAGATTAAGAGATGAATGGCCACTCTCTGATAAACAAGTCTATGATTATGCAGAATCAATTTATGGAAGTGACTTAAATGGGATTCATCATTATGAAACTAAAGAAGTCAAAGACCCAGAAGATCGTTTAATCCTCCCTATTGGTCAGGTTGTTGATGAAGACTTTAAAGTTTATTATACTTACGATGGAACTCTTTATACAAATGACGCAACAGTACTTGGAGAAAACGTCATTCGCATATCAGACCCAATTGTGGGTGTAAGTAATTATGAGTATGAAGTTAGAAAGAACAATGATAAAAGAGGTATCTACGTATTAAAACCAAGATACCTGCAACAAGTTATCAACGATACAAGAAAAGCGATGATTTATGATAGATCATCGCAGTATGTGAACGATAGATTAATTAAGACTGAAAACACAAAGGTTTCAATTCCATTTTAAAGGAGGAGATTTCTCTCCTCCCCATATACATCAGTCTTCGGCAAGTTTAGCGAAGTATGAAAGTGCATCATCATCCTCATCTTCTTCCACTGGAGCAGCAGCACGACGAGTGGGTTGAAGATTATTCAGTTCGCTACGAAGACCATCATCAAGGTCCCTTGCAGAACCACGAGAATACTCTTCCTCGTTCTCAACTTCTTCATCAAGACGCACAGAAGACTTTGCACCAAGCACCGAATCAAGACGCTTCTTCAGTTCTTCATAAGTCTTGAATTGGTCAGGAGCAACAAATTCAGTGAGAGAATACTGCTTCTTCCAGATTGCTTCCATTGCGTCGTCATCATCCAGAAGAGCACCAGGAGTAGCAAACTCACTGGAATCATAGTTACGATAACCAGCAACACTCTTTGCCTTCAGTTTGAAGTTTGCACCTTGCCAGAAGTCAAAGGCATTAATCGGAGTTTCGTCCTCATATTCAGGTTGCATTGCTTCCATAATCTTATCAAAGATTTTCTTACCATACTTGAAGAGGAAGACTTTACCTTCGTTTTCAGGATTGGCAGGGTCTTTGACGACATAAACATTGCTGACATAAGTCAGTTTACGCTTCTGCTTACGGGCAACTTCTTTGCCAGCATCAGTGCCATTATTCCAGAGTCCAGAGTTGTGCTCGCACACAGGGCACTTTTGATTCACGGTAGTCAGGCACGTATCAATTAACCAACCACCAGGACCTTGAAATGCGTGACTATAAACTTTGACAAACGGAATATCTTCCCCATTAGGAGCAGGAAGAAAACGGATTACGGCATAACCATTATTTGACTTATCTACACTCAACTTCCAAAAGCGGTCATCACTAGAACTTTCGGAGTTATTCATTTTTTCTACTTCTTTCACCAGTTTTTCGGTGAGAGAACCAAGTTTGGATTGCTTCTTAAGATTTTCGAATGACATAGGATTTTTAGGATACTTGGGATGAATTGGATTACTTGGATATTATAGCAAAAATGCTCTCAACCGTCAATGAATTGCTTGAGAGATTCGATGGTTTTGGTCATACTGCTAAACAGTAATCCCATATCAGTCTCTGGTGGGAAACCCATCAGGGCAACTGATTTACGAAGGTTATCTTTCATTATAACCGCTTCTGGGTCATCAGAAAGAGACAATCTTGTATACATTACTCGTTGTTTTTCAAGTAACATTTCAAGTTTTTCAATATGTTCCAGTTTATCTTCACGGGACATAACACCAAAAGTCAAAATGCTTCCGTAAATACTCTCTTGCAATTGATTGATTTCTTTCAGTTCTTCCTGAATAATATCAGAATCAAAAAATTTACTCATCGATGATTTCCCGTAAAATCTTTTTAAACTGAAATATGTTTGTATTTATGAATGGAGAATACTTTTTAATTTTTAAACTAACGGTTTCC